TTAGAAGTCCCGATAACCGCGCACGACTTGCCCAATCACGACAAGGCTGTTTGCTTCTTCTGTGTCTAGTTTTAATGGGCGATAGGATGGATTATCACTAATTAACTCTACTCCACCGTAAGTAAACTGTACTTTCTTTACCAACATTGATCCGTTGTGGTTTAGTACAAATATTTTCCCTTCTGTTAATTCGCGCTTAGAGCGGTCAACAATAATTTCTTCGCCATCCTTCAATGTTGGGTACATGCTCTCACCACTTACCAAGAACATGGCGCAATCCTTCGCTTTTAATCGGCGCGACTGCAGCCACGCGCGTTCAACCTTGGTTGTGGTTATTTCTTCATAACCATTATTAAATGCCCCACCGCCTGCGGATAGACGGACTTCTCTGCAGTCTTCAATCTCTATAAAAGTTTCATCATTACTAGCCTGTAAATTAATGTCATGCTTTACTGCCTGTGGCTTTGCTTCATCCATATCACCTATACCAAGGGCTAACCATTCAAGGTTTACGCCTGAAGCATCTGCAATTTTTATTAAATTCATTCTAGAAGGGTCTGCTTCCCCTTTCACCCAGCGCGCCAATGAAGCTTGGGCTACGCCAACTGCTCTAGCAAATTCACTGTAATTATTCTTAAAGCTCTTTTCTGCAATCAATTTCATTCGATTTGAGAAGTTTTCATCGTAAATGTTTGGTTTGCTCATCTTTTACGGTTTCCTCTTGTTTTTGTTAATCGTAAAACAAATGTCTAATATATTGATTTTGTTAGATTTAAACCGTAAAGCAAAAATATTTTTGAAAAACTTAAGTTTTACGGTTGATTTGTTTAAAGTTTTACGGTTTAATACACGCATCAGGTACATAAAAGGAGGTGTATTTAATGAGTGTATTAGGCGACACAAAAAAAGCCGCAGCAAATGATTGGCATCGTGCGGATATTTTGGCGGCGTTGCGTAAAAACGGGTGGTCTTTGCGTTCTTTAGCTCAAGCAGGAAACGTGAGTTACAACACATTAAAGACCGCACTTGATAAGCCTTATCCAAAAATGGAAAGACTTATCGCTAATGCGGTTGGCGTTGCTCCTGAAGAGATTTGGGCTGCGCGTTCTCGGGAACGAATTGAACGTAACCGAAGACCTGTTTTAACGAATAAGTTTTAATCTTAAAGGAATTTAAACGTAAAAGAAACTAAAAGGATCATTTATGAATGAAATTTCTTTAAAAACGCACTATTCAGTGGCGGAGTTATTAAAACTTAAACTTTCAACCTTACCGCAAGCGCACAAAAATGTTTTAGATAAAGCAAAACGCGAAAACTGGGAATCCCGCAAGCGCGTTGGCAAAGGTGGCGGGATGGAATATGCGCTTTGTTCTTTACCGCAGGCATTACAAGACGAGATTCGTACAAAGTTTGCAGTATCTATTGTAAAAGCAAAACCAAAATCCCTCCCAGCCGATCTCCGTCAGGTGGAATTAAAAACCTTAACGGAAAAACAACGTGAAGTAGCGGGGGCAAGAATGGCGTTAGTTGCCCAAGTGTCACAGCTCGAACAAGCTCAGCCACGTTATAAGGCGATTAAGTTCTTTTGTGAACAAATCAAACATGGAGGCATTTCCGATGATTTGATGAGATTGGTGGAAACCGCCAATAACAAGAAAGGGAAAAATCGCACTTTATCTGAACGCACTTTGAACCAGTGGGTGTTGGATTATGAAAAGGCAGATACGCCTGAAGAACGATTAAAAGCCCTCGCACCAATGCAACGGGTGGCGAAAAAGGCAGAAGAAATTGTGTGGTTGCCTGACTTTTTAGCGGTGTATCGCCAAACCAATGGCATCAATGTTGCAGAAGCCTATCACTATTTTTCGACTGAATGGGATGCACGTTTTGCAGACGAGCCGTTACGTTTAGAAATGAAACCGAGTATTGACCAAGTCCGCGCTGCGTTGGCGAAATTGCCAAAACACATTAAGGAAATTGGTCGTAAAACAGGCTCTGAACTCCGCGCCATTAACACTTATGTTAAACGCGATTGGAGTGTGTTGCAGGTGAATGATGTGTGGGTAGGTGATGGCCATGCGATGAAATTGAAAGTCGCCCATCCTGAACACGGTCGCCCATTTATTCCTGAGGTGACATTAATAATGGATGCACCTTGTCGTTTTATTGTGGGTTGGTCGGCAAGCTTGGCGGAAAACGTTCTGGCAGTGGCTGATGCCTTGCGTTATGGCGTGGAGCGCTATGGTATACCGGCAATTTATTACTCCGATAACGGTGGTGGTGAGAAAAACTGGATGCTTGATGGTGATATTACGGGGATGTTGCCACGTTTGGGGATTAATCACCAAACAGGGATTCCGGGCAACCCACAAGGGCGTGGGATTATTGAGCGGGTACACCAAACGATTTTATATCGTATCGCTCGCCAGTTTGAAACCTATCACGGCACAGGGGCAGACCGCGACACCATTCGACAAGTGAGCACTGCAGTAATTTCACTAGATAAGGCAAAGCGTAAAGGATCGGCTCAACTAACACCAAAACAACAATGGGCTGTGGGTAAATTGCCAAGCTGGAATCAGTTTTTAGATGCGGTTCAAGCAGGGGTTGATTGGTACAACAACGAGCATGTGCATAGTGAAATCGGTATGACACCCGCACAAAAACGCCGTCAGTTGATGGAAAAAATGAACCCTGATGATTTGGTCTTTGTTACGCCGGCAGAATCAAGAGATCTCTTCCGCCCAAGCGTATTAAGAACGCCTGAGCGAGGTTGGTTGAGATTATTTAATAACTTTTACTTCAGTACGAAGTTGTTAGATGTGGATGGTATCGAAGTGCAGGCATCTTTTGATATACACGACCCAAGCCAAGTGATTGTAAGAAAAAAAGACGGCACTTTTGTTTGTTATGCCGAATTAGATGGCAATAAACGTGATGCGTTCCCAGTTGCCTTTGTTGAGAAAGTTCGTAAAGAGCGTCATGCACGCCGTGCGAAATTGAAACAAGAACAGCTTGATGAGATTAATGCGGAAATGAATCCGATTATTACGATTGAGCATCAGCAATCAGGTTTTGAATTGTTGAAAACACAGACAAAACCTAAAAATGAGAAAACGCCAATTTTCTTAACTAAAGCAGATAAAGAGGCGTGGGAACAAAGAAAAAAGTTAGTAAATGAATAAGGAGAACAAGATGAAAGCACAAGAATTAAAAGCGTTTATGGATGCGCACAAGATGAGCCAAAAACAAGTGGCGAGCTTATTTGATGTATCTATTACGACTGTTAGCCAATATATCAACGGTAAATATCCAACTGATACTAAATGGTTAGATAACAAAGTGGATGAATTATTGGCGCGTCATAAGGCGAAAGTGGTTGAAGCAAAATACAACAATGCATTTGTACCTACTCAAACAGCAAAACGCGGTATGGAAATTATGCACTTTGCCCACGCAGAGGGCGAAATTAATGTGATTTATGGCGCTGCAGGATTAGGCAAGACGCAGATGCTAAAACAATATGCGAAAGAACATAGTTCAGCCATTTTGATTGAGGTTGATCCAAGTTGCACACCGAAAGTGTTGCTACGCAAGATTGCTGAAACTGTGGGGGCGACCAGTCGCGGTGTTAATAATGATGTTTTGGCAAGTATTGTGGAAAAACTCAACGGTGCGGAACGTTTGTTAATGATTGATGAAGCCGAGTTACTTTCTACCCGCTCTTTGGAATTTATCAGACGTATTCACGATTTAACAAATTGTGGGGTGATTTTAGCGGGTATGCCTCGCTTATTGGTGAATTTAAAAGGCAAAAATAACGAGTTGGCACAGCTTTATAGTCGAGTTGGTTTTGCTTGCGACCTTGGCAATGCATTACCTGAAAGTGATTTGGCGATGTTAGCAGAAAGTGCACTTAATACGAGCGAATTTAATACGGCTTTATTGAAAGCCTGTAAAGGTAACGCACGTCGATTAAGTAAGTTAATGCGCGGCGTTGTACGTTCGGCAGAGATTAACGAGACCGAAATTAGCGCAGAGATGATTGAACAATACAGCAAAATGTTAATTAGTTAAGGAGACGATTATGTTACAGGCAAAAACAACCAAACGCCTAAATAAAAACAACGCTTTAATGTTGGCTTATTTGGAACAAGTAGAAAAAGCAGTGAAAAGCTTAAATGAAATGGGACTTACTGTGGTGAATGTGCATTTTGAAAAAATTAAACCAACCGTTCGTGTGATGGCAAATGCGGTGACAGATCGCTTAGAACGTGAACAACGCGCTTTTGTTTATCAAGTTGGACGCGATGTGGGGAGATACCAAGAAGCACAGTTTGCAGTAGAAGGTATTCGAGTGATTTGGCGTAAGTATTTGAATTAGGAGGAGCGATGGCAACGCGTCGGCAAATTTATGCAGTCTATCGTGGCGAAGAGAATTTGGGTGACGGGACGGCAGAAGAATTAGCAAAGAAACTCAATGTGAGCGAAAAAACGATTTACTGTTCGGCAACCGCCGCCCGACGTGAACGTGATAAAGGTAAGCGGCTTGTAGTGATTAAGTTAGGAAAAGAGGAAATCTAAATGAAAGTAATGATTGAAGGTAAAGAATATTGGCGCGATGCAAAAGGCAATTTAACCCCTGCTGAGTTGGTTAAAGAAATAGACAAAGCACGTGATGCGCTCGTGTATGAATGGGTGGAACGTGGTCGTGATTTAAGCAAAGCAATTAGCCATTTTAAAGAAGGCATTTTTGGTGATGTGCAAGCCTTTATTGAGCTTTCTGCCGAGAAATATGGCGCGAAAGTGGGAGGCAACAAAGGCAATGTGACTCTTTTCAGCTATGACGGTAAATACAAAATTCAACGCGCAATTAATGAAAGTTTGCAATTTGATGAGCGTATTCAAGCAGCAAAAGTGTTGATTGATGAGTGTTTGAATGAATGGAGCGAAGGCTCTCGCCCTGAATTAAAAGCATTGATTGAACGTGCTTTTAATGTGGATAAGGAAGGCAATTTGAACACCTCTCGTATTTTGGGTTTGCGTCGCGTCGAGATCCAAGACAGTCGCTGGCAAAACGCGATGCAGGCAATTAGCGAAAGCGTGCAAGTGGTAAGCAGTAAAGCTTATGTTCGCCTTTATGAACGTGTTGGAGAAACCGATCAGTATGTGCCGATTGCGTTAGATGTAGCTGGGGCTTAAAGCTTATTTAAATGCCCTTTAAATCTCCCCTAACCCCTCTTTACAAAAGAGGGGGACGGGATGAGGGGCATTAGTAATAGGTTTTAATCATTAACTAAGGAGCAATGTATGGAAAAACTACGAACCTATAAAGATTTTAGCACGTTAGCTGTTGAAATGGAGCGTGCTGGTGCATGGGCAACCGCTGAGGCTGCCTGGCAGAGAGCGGCTATTGTTGCTCGAAAAAGCGAAAATGAAGAATGGGCATTAAACCGCCAAAAGATGTGTGCGCATTATGTGCGTTATCCAAATAGAAGACCGGAGGTGAGACATGGCTAAGTATGTGGCACGCTTTTATTGTTTGGTTGAGGCAGTTGTTGAAGCTGAAAGCAATGAACAAGTGTTAGATATGTGTGATTTAAATGTGTGTGATGTCAATAAACTACCACACACGATTACGGAAATTGATGATGTGGTTGAAGTGGAGGAAGTATGACTGAGCAAGAAAGAAGGGACGTTAATATAAAACTTGCACAAATCATCGAACAAATCGAGATGGCTCAAGAAATTTGGCTTGATGGTGATCGGAAAGAATGCTTGTTGTTATTGCAAGGAGCAATTAGAGAAATAAAAAGAGTGACATGGCGGGTAATGCCGGTGTTGGAGTGAGTATGGAACAAGACAAACTACTCAGAAAAATCAAAAAATTGTTGGCATTGAGCAAATCAACTAATCCGCATGAAGCAGCAAGCGCGCTGGCTATGGCGCAAAAACTAATGGCGGAGAATCAGCTTAATCAGTCACAAGTTGAATTTAGCCAAGCCCACGCTAAGCAGAAAACCGCCATGAAATCCGCCAGATATGTACACATGCTGATCTCAGTGATTACAAAGGCGTTTGGCGTTGAAGGTTATTTATCTAACGCTTACCCAGGCAATAATTACGGTGAAAACAAAATGCACGTTGTATTTTACGGCGCAGAAGAACGCCCTGAAATCGCATCTTACTGTTTTGATGTGTTATATCGCCGATTACAAGGGGCGCGTAAAGCGTTTTTAGATACGCAAAGCAAGCATCTAAAACGTAGCACGCTGATTGCTCGGGGAGATTCTTTTTGTGAAGGCTGGGTTGTCGGCGTGAATCAAAACGTGAAACAGTTTGCAATGACACAGGAAGAAAAGCAAAAAATGGAAAGCTACAAAGCTGAAGCATTTAAAGAAGAGAAATGGAGCGAAACCAAAGTACGTGAGAAAGGAAACTCTAAAGACTACGGTTTAGCGCAAAGTGAAGGCTATAAACAAGGAAAAGAAGTTACGCTGAATCACGGTGTGAAAGGGAAGGAGACGGTTAAGTTGGGGGTGAGAAAATGAGTGACAAAATTTATGAGTTTAGAAAAGTTGAAGACTTTTTGCAGTTAACCGAAGAACAGTTTAATCGTTTCTTGCCTGATTTTATCCATTGGTTTGCTATTCGCAAAACATTTATACAAAAGAAACAAGTCGCTATCGAAGAGCTTGGTGTTTTTGTGCAGGTTAATCCGGAACCGGTTATTAAGTGGAAGGATGATGGAAAAACTGGGGTTGATGGTTACGAAGTAACGATTAGACACCATCAACATGGCGAAAATGATGTAAAAATCAAGGTAAGAAAAGAAAAATAAAACCCATTTACAGCCCATTAAATCTCCCCTAACCCCTCTTTACGAAAGAGGGGAATGAGTTAGATAAAGTGGGCTGAATAATGTGTTTTAAACCAAGTTTAAAGGAGTTTTAAAAGTGAAACTATGTCGTTGTCCGATTTGCCATAGTGACATCCATTTGGATGCGCTGTTGGAAGATGATGCGGGGCGTGAGATGTTAGGGATTATTACTAATTTAAAAGGCAATAATGCCCGTGCGTTGGTGAGTTATATTGGGTTGTTTCGCCCTGAAAAATCTGCGCTATCTAATGGGCGTGCGTTGAAATTAATGCAGGAAGTATTAGAGATGTATCAACCTAGTCCATTATTGGCTCATGCGTTGAATGAAACGGTGCAAGCGGTGATGAAAAATCGTCGGGAAACCCGCAATATTCAAGCTCTAGCGAATCATAACTATTTGAAGAAAGTGTATGAAGGGGCGAAACCGTTGTTTGCGGTGGTGCGTAATGAAGGCAAAGCCGAAATGCAAAGTACGGTAAAACAGGAAGACAACAATCGCATGGCAGCGATTCAGTATATTGAACGTTATGCTTCTGTTGGGCAGTTGCAATTTGTGGAAAATATGCCTGAGTTTGCGGTTTGGAAAGCCTGGAAAGAGGAACAGGAGAAAGGTTATGCAGCGTAAATCATTAATTGCGAAAATCCATATTGGGAAAAATCAATTGGGGCTTGATGATGAGACATATCGCAGTTTACTTGCCAATGCAACAGGCAAAACCAGCTGTACAGAGATGAGTGACGGTGAATTACACCAAGTCTTGAATGTGATGGTTCAGAAAGGTTTTAAATCCAGTTCAAGCTTTTGGGGAAATCGGCCGTCACCAAGTGAAGATAAGAAAATTTATCTCGCTAAAATTACTGCACTTTTAATCAAACATAACTTACCGAAAGAATATGCCGATGGTATTGCAAAACGATCTTTTAAAGTGGATTTTATCCATTGGTTACGTCCGTGGCAGTTAAAGAAAGTCGTGCAGATGTTGTCAGTGTATGACCGGAATAAAAAGACGTTGTAAGATGAAATTATCAGGTGTAAATTAAAGGCTCTTTGGAGCCTTTTTTATTGGAGAAAATAATGAAAAAACTACTTTTTGTGTCAATGCTTTCACTGGGAATGACATTTAATACCCTGGCATTCGATCAGGTACGATTTGATGAAGATACGGCATTTTATCATGCCCATAAAGATGATGCGAAAGCTATTATCACATTGCTATCAGTATTTAATACAGATAAAGGGATTCGTCAGGCTTTTGAACAGCATGCCAACGGCAATGTGGCAAAATGGCAAGATACTCTTAATAAAATGAAAAAAGCAGATGAATATGCACAAAAAATAAATGCATTAGGTTATTTTGGTGCGTGCCACAGTGCTGTAAGTTATGCGCAAGCAATGTGGATTGCCGCACCGAAAGGAACAAAAGTAGCAGAATGGAATGATAAGGACTCGTTTGATTTAAAATCATTTAACCAATCCAAATCAGAATTCCAAAAAAACTATTCAAATTGTAAAGATGCTGTGAAACATGCACCGAATAAAAAAGATTATGAAGAAGAACTGATTATCCTTGGTTCTGAAAAATAGCAAGTTCCCAATGTGAAAACATTGGGATTTTTTTTATCTTTTTTCTGCAAAATACCACCTTTTTAAAATTTCCGTGTGAGAATGAGCAAAAAATAACATTGCGGAGGTGATTATGGTGGCGAATTTGGAAGATGTAGCGGAACTTCTGCCGGAAACTGTACAACAGATGGTTGATTTAGTTGGGTTTCCTGCTGTTGAAAAAATCATTACAAATTTTGGTGGGGCAACCTTTCGATTTACCGATGGAGCGCATTATTTCCCTAAGCTCAAAGCATTAATAGGTTTGGAAAGTGCGGTGAAATTACGCGAAGTTTTTAGAGGTGAATGGGTTTATATTCCTCGCTGCGAAACAGCTTTGCGAGTGTTGCGTAATTATCGCTTTAAGGCTGATTTTGATTATTTAACCCAACATTTGAACAAATCAGGACGTATGGCCATGCTTGAACTTTGTCCTAAATATCAATTATCGGATCGCAGTGGTTGGGAAATTGTAGCTCAAGTACGTAACCCCGAGGAATCTAGTAATTTTGCCTTGTTTTAGTGCTGAAGGCGCTCCACTCTTCATCTTACTCTCTTTTTTCGATAATACCCTTAATCATTAATAGATTAAGGGTATTTTTTTATGTCTTTAAATTTTTCACAGATTTTCAACCGTTTAATTGGTCATGAAGGCGGCTACGTTAATGACCCAAGAGACCCAGGAGGTGAAACCAATTGGGGGATCACTAAACGCACCGCGCAGGCGAATGGCTATACCGGCAACATGAAAACCATGACGCGCCAACAAGCCTATGAAATCTATTACCGCGCATTTTGGTTGCGTTACAACTGTGAGCAAATGCCGGATGCCGTTGCCTATCAATTTTTTGATGCAGCAGTGAATCACGGCTTTGGCAATGCGAGCCGTATGTTACAGCGTGCGGTTGGTGTGTTAGATGACGGCATTATCGGTAAATACTCTCTTGAGGCCATCAATCGCAATCCAATCTCTGACACGTTAATGGTGTTAAACGGCGAACGCCTGAATTTTTACACCCGATTAAAGAACTTTGACCGTTTTGGCAAAGGTTGGGTGAATCGTGTGGCACAAAACTTGAGATATGGAGCACAAGACAATGAAGTTTAGTTTTAAAAACATTTTTAATCTGTTTAGCAGGGTATTTAAACGCTTTAACCCGAAGATTTATCAGTATAAGAAACGTCCGAAAAAATACAGCAAGAATGCGTGGAGTTATATTGCAAAAGGCAAAGCCACGCCTGCCACTGCGTTATATGCGTATATCGGAGCATTATGATGCGTAAATTTTTTGAGTTATTTACTAATGATAATGGGCGCGCCAGTACTACAGGCTTTATTCAGTTTTTTGGCTTTTTAGTGCTTGCCGGTGTGCTCGTGTATTCGGTTTATCTCGGTCGTGACAATGCGACCGATCTCTATTTGTATTTTGCGTTTTTCTGCGGTGGGTCGGCAGCGACAAAAGGTGCAGTGATGGCATATCAGTCCAAAAACAAACGCAATAACAACAATCAAAACTATCAACCACGGCAACGTCAAGATGACGATGACGGGTATCAAAGACCAGGCTTATGAGGTTAAAAATGAATCTATTACATATTGCTATGACTGCTCTTAGCTCTGCCATTTTGTTGTTGTGGGTAATGTGGCGTCGGGCAAAAGCTAAAACGGCTAATTTAGAGCAAGCTAAAAAACAACTCGAAACACAAAATCAAGTGTTACAAACCCGTGTGAATAACCAAAAGGAACGCAGAAAAAATGAAGAAAACGCTCATAGCAGTACTCGTGACGAGCTTATTGACAGCATGCGGGAATCAAACGACTTGCGTGATTAATACGGCTTGCGATGGCTTTGGCAAAATCTATGCCAGTCGTCAAGATACTACCGAAACCTTACGCCAAATTAAAGCACACAACGACACATGGCGGGCAATCTGTGGGGGCGAGAATGGAACTACACATTAACGGCATCATGGTGTTTAACGCGTTAGTGTCCATTGCGGTATTTTTTATCGGTCTTTGGTTTAAGCGGCTGGATGGTGAATTTAAGCAGTTACATGACGAGGTTGATCAAGTGAAACGGGATTATCTCTCGAAAGAAGTGGCGGGCATCGTGAATAAAAACGTGATGGATAAACTGGACGCCATCACCAAGCAGCTTAACTCAATCACTGAAAAACTCGACAAGAAGGCGGATAAATAATGTCGGCAAGAGAACAAAAGCGGTTGGAGCAGAAGGCCGAACAAGCCAAAACCAACCAAAAGTTAGACCAAATTTTAGATTTAACCCGTGAAGTCAGCCGCAAAATCGACAAATTGGACGACCGCGTGGACGATATTGACGCCCGTTTGAAAATGTTGGAAACCCGCATGGATAAATTGGGCATTAAGTCTGTGATGGCAGGCGGTTTAGGTGGTTTAGTGGTGTCGGTTGGCTTTGAGCTCATCAAAGCAAAATTTGGGGGCTAATAATGGCACACGATGAAAAAACCAAGGCTTATGTACGTCGCTATTATGTGTTTGATTGCTTGACGTTAGAACAGGCTGCAGAAAAAGCCAAAGTATCCTACAACACCGCACGCCGTTGGAAGAAAGAGGCAGAAGCACGTGGTGACAACTGGGACACGGTGCGTGACGCCAATACGATGGCAAGCGGCAAAGTAGAAGACGTGGCGCGCGGTATGCTCACCACCTTTGTTATCTATTTTGAGAAAACCATGGAAGAGCTACGTCATGCGGAAGATTTGCCTGTAAGTGATAAAGCTAAACTGATCCAAGGTTTAGGTGATAGCTACTCGAAAATGGTGGCGAGCAGTAAGCGGTTATTGCCTGAAGTGTCGGAAATGGCGACCGCGATTAAAACCGTCAAAATGTTTGGTGATTTCGTACAGGCGAATAAACCTGAGCTTTTGCAAGAATTTCTTGAATTATTAAACGGATTTGCTGAAACCTTAGACAAGGAGTTCAAATGAATCTCTTTTGTTTCTTTTTTGTCATTATGGCATGCCTTTCCGCTAGAGATGGCGGAAGTTGGGGATGTTAGGTGTTGTTGGTATTACTGGTGAGTGATTAAAGTGCGGTCAATTTTTACGGTGTTTTTAAATGAAAAATAAAGAACTTTTAAATGAGTTGCGCGCCTATGCAGATAGCATGCGACAAAAACTCGAAGCGTCTTTTGACGGTTGGGACGACAGCCCAGAAGCAGTGGTTGACCGACGTAAAAAAGTATTTGACCCAGTGAGTGGTTACGATTATTTCGTTTCCCATTATTTCCCGCATTATGTACGTTCGGCATCACGTTCGGAGTTGCACGATTACTTGTTCAAAACTCTTCCTGAAATATTGCAAGATCCTAAATCGGTCAATATGGCGACTGCAGCGCCTCGTGGTGAAGCAAAATCCACGTTGGTGTCGCAGTTGTTTACGCTTTATTGCTTAGTAACTCAAAAAAAACGCTATGCACTCATTGTGATGGACTCTATCAATCAGGCTTATCCGATGTTGGAATCTATCAAAGTAGAACTTGAGTTTAACCAACGCCTACGCATCGATTTTCCAGAAGTCGCTGGACAAGGTCGCGTATGGCAGGCAACGACAATTTTAACGAAAGCAAATCAAAAGGTTGAAATTGCAGGGTCAGGGAAAAAATTACGTGGTTTGCGACATGGGGCTTATCGTCCTGATCTTGTAGTGTTGGACGATATAGAGAATGACGAACAAGTCCGCAGCGCAGAACAGCGCGATAAGTTGCACGAATGGCTTAAAAAGACCGTACTTCCACTGGGTGTCCCTGGCGAAAAACTGGACGTGGTCTATATCGGGACTATCCTACATTACGACAGCGTATTGAACCGCACTTTAGCCAGTAAAGCATGGAAAACCGCGAAATTCAAAGCGCTGAAGAAAATGCCTGACGATATGGCGTTGTGGGACAAGTGGGAAGATTTTTTCCTGAATGAGGGCGAGGCGGTTGCAGACGCTTTTTATCACGCTAATCAAGCGGCAATGGATAAAGGCTCAGAAGTGAGCTGGGCAGCACGTCCGTTACTTGCGCTGATGAAAATCCGTGCTCGTGATGGCCATGCCACCTTTGATTCGGAATATCAAAATGACCCGTTAAGCAGTGATGATGCGATGTTTGCCAATAGTTTGACTTATTGGACGGAATTGCCAGCAAATTTAATTTATTTCGGTGCGCTTGACCCATCCTTAGGAAAAGCAGGGGCAAGCCGTGACCCATCCGCCATTTTAGTGGGCGGGTATCACCGAGAAACAGGCAAGTTATATGTTGTGGAAGCGCAAGTGAAGAAACGTCTGCCTGATTTAATTATTGAAGATGTGATCCGTATGCAGAAGCAATACCACTGTCAGCGGTGGTTTGTTGAAACGGTGCAATTCCAAGAATTCTTAAAAGACGAATTAGTGAAACGTTCGGCACAACGAGGCATTCCTGTACCGGCAACTGCAACTAAACCCAATACAGACAAAATGCTTCGTATTGAAAGTTTACAGCCACACATGGCGAATGGGTTAATTTTATTACATAGCTCACAAGCTACGCTGATTTCTCAGTTACGCCATTTCCCAAAAGCCGACCATGATGATGGCCCAGACGCACTGGAGATGCTATGGCGTAATGCTGTAAGTAGTTCTGCGGCGATTGAATGGATAAGTATTAGTGAGTTAGATAATAGCGATTGGGATGAAGATGAATCGGATCTTTATTCTGTGTGGAAACAATAAGGTGAATTTATGGGATTGTTAGACAAAGTTAAAAACCTTTTAAAAGGCAATGAGACAGAGCCTACGCAAACTGATGACGCGGAAGTTACCGCTACAGGACGAGTGTTAGACGATCATCCTTCAGCCAAAATCACACCATCAAAATTGAAACAAATTTTAGATGATGCAGAAAATGGTGATATTCAGGCTCAGCATCAGCTTTTTATGGATATTGAAGAGCAAGACAGTAGCATTGCGGCAAACATAATGACACGTAAGCGTTCAGTGCTTACGCTTGATTGGCGTATTGTAGAACCACGTAATGCAACACCAGCAGAAGAAAAATTACAAGCAGAAATTGACGAGCTATTTTACCAATATCCTAACCTTGAAGATTTATTTATGGATCTCATGGATGCGGTCGGGCATGGTTTTTCTGCGCTCGAAATCCAATGGGCACAAGTGAATGGGAAATGGATACCAAAAGGCTTTAAACCTTGCCCTCAGTCTTGGTTTAAATTAGATAAGCACGATAATTTGTTATTACGTACACCAACTAATCCAATGGGCGAACCTTTACGACCATTCGGCTGGGTGGTACATCGCCATAAATCACGTTCTACACAACTTGCACGAGATGGGTTGTACCGCACATTGGCATGGCTTTATATGTATAAGCATTATTCGGTGCGTGACTTTGCCGAGTTTTTGGAACTCTATGGTATGCCTATTCGTATTGGTAAATACGGTGCAGGCGCGACAACAAGTGAAAAGCGCACACTGTTACGTGCACTTGCAGATATTGGTCACAATGCCGCAGGCATTATGCCTGAATCCATGCAGATTGAACTTCACAATGTAGCAAGTGCTGGAGCTGCATCAGGTAACAATCCATTCTTACAGATGGTAGATTGGTGCGAAAAATCTATTGCGCGTTTGATTTTGGGGCAAACTTTAACGTCTGGGGCTGATGGTAAAAGCTCCACCAATGCGTTAGGTAATGTGCATAATGAAGTGCGTCGTGATTTGATGATTAGTGATGCAAAACAGATTGCACAAACTATCACTCAACAAATCATTTTGCCGTATTTGCAGATTAATATTGATCCGAATATTGCCCCTTATCGTGTCCCTTATTTTGAGTTTGATACGAAAGAATATGAAGATTTATCCGTATTTGCGGATGCAATCCCTAAACTTACCGGCATTGGCGTTCAAATTTCAGAGAGTTGGGTGCGTGATAAATTAGGTATTCCTGAGCCACAAGAAGGAGAACTGATTTTAAGCACACCACAAGGCGAGAAAACGGACGAGAAAACTACCGCGCTTTCTGCCGTGTTTAATCACGGTGAAGGCTGTACTTGCGGTTGTCGTTCTGCTGCGTTGTCGGCTAAAAATGGAAAAAAGGACGAACAAGATGAATTGGATGGTTTGATTGATGATGCAATGGTCAATGCAGATTTTAATCAACAGCTTGATCCTATCATGAAACAAATTGTAGGCATGGTTATGGCAAGTGAAAGCTATGACGATGCACAGGAAAAACTAATCGCACTTTATCCTGATTTAACCAGTGAAAGCCATCAGGCCTATTTAACCAGTGCACTGTCTTTGGCGGACTTATTAGGAGCCAGCAATGCCGAACGCACCTAAATTTGCCATTGGCATTGAACCGAAAGACGCCATTGAGTTTTTGCGCCAAAAGAAAATGCTGGCGGGCAAGGTGTTCACCAAGGAACTGCACGATAGCGCCTTGGCGCGTGCGACGACCATTGCACGCCTTTCCAGCCTTGAGATGACCAAGGATATTTACCAATCTTTAGAAACGGCTATGCGCGAAGGCAAGGGCTTTCACACGTGGAAAAAAGAACTGGTGAGTGAATTTGAACGTAAAGGCTGGATTTTTGGGAAAGAACCGTCTATTCGTGGTATTGATGGGCATTTACTGGCAGATCCAAAAACGGGGGAATATTTTGGCACGCCGCGTCGGTTAAATACGATTTATCGTGTCAATATGCAGTCAGCTTATTCGGCTGCGCGTTATCAACGCTTGCGTGATAATGTGGATAATCGCCCTTATTGGCAATATTCCGCCGTGGGTGATGCACGCACGCGTCCTGCTCATTTAGCGTTGAGCGGTAAGGTGTATCGTTATGACGATCCGTTTTGGGCAACCTTCTACCCGCCCAATGGGTTTAATTGCCGCTGTACGGTGATTGCATTAGGTGAAAGAGATTTAAAACGTCGTGGCATGGATAAGCCTGACAATAGCTCGGGATTTTTGGTGGAAGTAGAACGCCCTGCGGATAAACAAGGTAATCGCGAAAAGACGGTAGGGTTTAAATTACCTGATGGCACGGTACGCGTGACGGATAAAGGCTTTGATTACAATGTGGGGCGTATTGCGTATAAGCCGAATTTGGATCTGTATCCGGAAAAGCTGGCGCATGAGTTTGCGAAAGTGGAGATGAAAGGAGCTGAATTTAAGTTGGATTATGCTAGATTATCTGATTTTTTAGAGCCTTATATCCCGAGTTATCAAGCTATAAAAGGAAGACAAGCACGTGAGAGCTTTTTACAGGGATTACGAGATCAATATTCAAAAAATTTTAAATTCGCTGCTGGTGTATTGAATGATGATACAAGGGAAGTTATTGGTACAGAGCTAAAAACCGTTTGGCTTTCAGATGATTCAATGGTGAAACAAATTATGCACCGTTTCGGTCAATTTGGTATTGAGGCTTATGACCAATTACCCGATGTTCTTTTTACACCAGATGAAATCAAATCAAGCAAAGATAAGCACTTTGAATTTTATAAAACGATTGATGGGAAAAAATATATGGCTGTGATTAAAGTGTTAGATAAATCGAAAGAGATTTACTTGCAATCATTTAGACGAGATTAACACGCACCATCAGGTGGGACTCGGACACCCCCACACATATTTCCCGGGTCTATTTCACCCCTTCGTTTAGCAGTTGCCGAGATTCACTGCAACAAACGGTGCGTAGTTTGAATATACCCCTGTTTATAGATAAAAGCAACATTATGATCGAAATTGAAATCAATAATGCGCAAGAAGTTGCCGCACTGCTTGAGCGATTAGCGCACGCTACGACACACCGTGCGCCTTTAATGCGTAGCATTGCAGGTACGATGGAATCGGCGGTGCTGCAAAACTTTGAGGTGGGCGGTCGTCCAAAATGGTTGGGGTTGAAATATCGTCAAGGCACGCCTTTGGTGGATACGGAAAACTTAATGGGCAGCATTACGTCTGCTTATACCAACGACGAAGCCATTGTGGGAACGAATGAACCTTATGCGGCAATTCACCAGTTCGGTGGTAAAGCCGGGCGCGGTCGCAAAGTGGATATTCCGGCGCGTCCTTTCCTTGCTTTAACGCCCCAAGATGAAGCGGATATTTTGGAAGATATACAAGATTACTTTCAACGTTTAATCAGATAAATTAGAAAACCGCCCTAAATCGCACGTATAGCGGTTTTATTATTTCAAGGTATAAGTTTTCATCTTTAAATTTTTAAAACGTTTTAAAACGGTTTTAAAGCGTTTTAAAATGGGTTTGCGTTGTTTCTTATAATCTAATCTTTTATTCCTCCAATATCTACTCTTTCAAAAAATTGAAATGATGTGACCGTGCTGAAGTCGGTCATCTCTTTTTCCCCTTTTTTATCAAGTATTCTGTCATCCTAGATTGAGTTTTTAAGGATGGTTTCAGATGAAATTAACAGTTGCCGCTTGTAGTTTTGAAATTGACAAAGCGAAGTATGGTCGTATCCAACTTTTACCTTATGGAAAATTTCGCGCCACAGACGGCAGACCAACCGATGTGGAGGCATGGTATGTAACAGACACAAATGGTGCGGATGTGGTGGCGTTGGCTAACAATCAACGTAATCCTCTGCCAATTGACTATGAACATCAAATTATTCACTCCCTAAAAAACGGCAAAGAAGCACCAAGTGCGGGTTGGATGGAATATTTTTATTTCACACCACAAGGTATTTTTGCTGATGTTCGTTGGACTGACAAAGCCGCGGACTACATCAAAAACGGCGAATATCGTTATATCTCGGCAGTCTTTGCCTATGATACTGACGGTTATGTTCGCAAAATCTTCCACGCAGCCTTAACCAATACTCCCGCTTTAGACGGCATGGAGGAAGCCATGGTGGCAGCGAGCGTGAATTTGTTACAAGAGGAATCCCCAATGGATAAAAACTTACAGGCAGCATTATGTACTCTGTTTGGTTTGAAACCAGATAGCACAGAGGCTGAAATGACGGCGAAAGTGACCGCACTTTCTGCAGCAAAAGGTAAATCTGACGTGGACGTGTTAGACGTTTACGCAAAATTAGCTGAAAAAGAACAATCAATGGCAGCGTTATCTACACAAGTGGGCAACCCTGATCCAGCTAAATTTGTACCCGTTGAACAAGTCGCCGCATTGCAGGCAGATTTTAACGCCCTTAAAGCATCAGTTGAAACAGATAAAAAAGATGCATTAATCACAGCCGCCTTATCGCAAGGTAAGTTATCGCCTGCGTTAAAAGATTGGGCGCAAAGTTTATCTGTAGAAGCGTTAAGTGCTTACTTAGAAAAAGCACCTGCGATGGCCGCATTAAGCGGCGAGCCACAAGCAAAAACTGATCCTGATCAGAATATTGTGGCATTAAGTGCAGCAGAACAAGCAGCAGCTCGTGCATTAGGTATGACTGAAGCTGAATTCATCAAAGAACACAAGGAGCAAAAATAATGTTTAAGAAATCTGAAGTTTTAAAAGCGATTGAAACCCAGTTTAAAAAAGACTTTGCAGCTGGTTTAGGCTTAATTAAACCGCAGTGGGATCTTATCGCGATGAAAGTATCCTCTAACACCAAAGTGAACACCTATGGTTTCTTAGGTCAGTTCCCGAAAATGGTGGAATGGGTAAATAAACGTCAACGTAAAGCAATGCAAGCCCAAGGTACAAGCATTGAAAACAAACTTTATGAAAGTACGGTAGGTATTCCGCGCACTGACATTGAAGATGACCAAGTTGGTTTATTCCGCCCTATGGTGCAACAGGCAGCACAAAGTGCGGCTGAATTACCTGATGATTTAGTGTTTGGTTTATTAAAAGCAGGTAAAACCACGCTTTGTTATGACGGCCAAAATTATTTTGATACCGACCATCCAGTCTTTGACAACGTGGACGGCACAGGCTCAAGCAAAGAGCAAAGCAATATCACCACCGGTACGAAAACAGAAGCACCAACGTTCTATATTTTCGACACCACCAATGCGATTAAGCCATTAATTTGGCAAGAGCGCACAGCACCGGAAATCGAAACGAAATTTGATCCATCCAAGTCTGACACCGTATTTAACGAAGATATTTACGAATGGGGTGTGCGTGCACGTGGTGCTGCTGGTTTTGGTTTTTGGCAGCTTGCCCACCGTGTTGAGAAAACAGAACTCAATGCTGAAAACATCATGAAGGTGATTGCCAAAATGCAATCATTGAAAGGTGACGGTGGCAAATTATTGAACATTCGTCCGAATGTCATTTTAGTACCGCCAGCGTTAGAGTTCCAAGCTCGTCAAATTTGCGAGGGCGACATCATCAATGGTACGACCAATATCTTAAAAGGTCGATTGAAAGTGATTGTGTCTCCACAAATCATTGAAGAATAACCTATTACAAGGGCGAGCAATCGCCCTTTAGGAGTCCAAATGGCAAAGAAACCAGAAAACACCGAATTAGAAGCATTAACCACTCAAGATGATGTTAATTCCGAAACTCAAGAAGTAGAAGAAACAACATCAAGTGTTGTAGAAGGTGGTGAGGTGATTAACCCTATCGCTTATGCGGTGACGTTACGTGAAATTCATCCTCAGCCGTCTTATGGTCGATGTGGTTATCGTTTTAACAAGGAAAGTGCGGTCGAAATTCCGGCTGGTGATTTAACCGGTGAACAAGTGATTATTCTTGCGGAAGATCCTTGGTTAGAGCTTGTTCCAGTGTGTGAGGAATAACGATGAATTATGCCACAGTGTCGGATTTTATTTTACGTGTTGGTGAACTCGATGCAATTGAGTTAACTGATCGTGATCGTACCGGTAGTGTTGATACAACAGTGCTGAATGTGGCGTTATCGGATAGTTCTAGCCAAATTGATGGCTATTTGTCAGCGCGTTATGAATTGCCATTACTGGATATACCGCAAAATCTTGTGCGGATTTGTTGTGATTTAACCCGCTATCGTTTGGCATCTATGTCACAGGTGGGTAATACCGATGAGATTATTGAGCGATACAAATTAAGCTTAAAAGAGCTTGAGGCGATTGCTAAAGGTCAAATTTCACTTGGTATTGCTAACTCAAACACAGAAGATGACGGCGATAATGGTGTGATGTTTACTAATCCGAAAAACAGGGTGTTTAGCCGTGATAACGAAAATCGAACAAGCACTTGTTGAGCGTCTGCAAAAAGGATTGGGCCGTCTTGTTAATACAGTGAAAAGCTACGGTGGTGAGCTAGATGACGACAGTTTATCTGTGTCTCGCTTGCCGATTTGCCTTGTCACTTTTGGTGGGGCTCGCATTGAGCGTATGAGTACCAATGCAAGACGACATCAATCCACAGCGAATTTTGTCATTATTTTAGCCGTGCGATCTTTACGCAGTAATGTCGCGGCTAGACAAGGTGGCATTGATGAGCGTGAGGTTGGCGTTAATCAGCTTATTACTGCCGTGCGTCGTTTGTTGGATGCGCAAACTTTGGGGCAATTAGTTAAACCACTAAAACCCACAAGAGTTCGCACTATTTTCAACAATGCCTTATTCAAGGGAGGAGCGATTACCGCTTACTCGATTGAATACGAAGCCGTTTATGATGATTTTCAGCCACTTGATGATGGGTATTTCCCAGAAGCTACGCAGGATAAAAGTAATCCTGACTATGTGTTTACCGCTTATCGAGCCAAGTTATCCGATCCATTACCGTTACTTGAACAAGTTCAAGGACGGATTTATGACCCAACCACGCAGGCGGAAGAGCCGTTTAAGGTGGAAACTGAGGTAAAAAATGAAAGTTAAAGCAAGACCAGGTATTAAGGTGCCATTTGAAACACAGCCTTATGCCTATATTGAACAAACGCCGGTTGATATTGAGCCGTCGATTTATTATCAGCGTCGTATTAATGACGGTGATTTGATTGTGATTACTGAAACACGTTCACGCAAAGAACAGGAGAAAGACAATGGCTGAAACTAACATTGATTTTGATAATATCCCGACAAGTATTCGTCAGCCGGGTGTTTATAGTGAATATAATTCACGCAATGCGGTAAGTACATTACCAACCAATGAGCAAAATGTATTAATTGTTGCACCAATGGTGAATGGTACTGCGCCTTTTACTGCACCCGTTCAAGTGTACTCTGATTTAGATGCTAAAAATCAATTCGGTGCAGGTTCTTGGGCTCATTTAATGACCCGTGTAGCGATTCAAAATAACCCGTTAATCCGTTTATCCGTGATTGGGTTAAAAGATAGTGATTCAGGTGTTGCCGCAACAGGCACCGTGACGTTAGCTGGTACAGCTACGCTAAGCGGTGTCGTGAAAGCTGTTATTGGCGGTGTAGATTATGCCGTTGCTGTCGCAAAAGGCGAAGCAGCGAATGATATTGCCACCCGTTTAGTCGCCGTTATTAATGCGGGCGATTATTGCCCTGCAACTGCATCAGCAAGTGAAGGCACCATTACCTTAACAGCAAAATGTAAAGGTGCAATTGGCAATGAAATTTCAATTAATGCAGTTAGCCGCGCTGATGGTATTAGTGTGACCTCAGCTGTATTTAGTAATGGTGCAGAAAATGCGGATTTAACTGCTGCACTAGCATCTGTTGCAGGTCAGCATTATCACGTCATTATTTCTCCATTCGCTGATGATAAAAATGCAAAAGCGTTACGTGAACATTTAGACTTGGTTGCAAGCCCGGTTGAGAAAAAACCTGGTGTGGGTGTATTAGGTTTTAATGGCACATTGGCAAGCGGCACTACGTATACCGAAAAAATCAATGCGAACCGCATTACGGTGGGTTGGTATAAAGGTGCGGTGGAATCAAATGCCTTAATTGCAGCAGGTTATGGTGCGATTATTGCAGGCGAAGAAGACCCGGCTAAACCGTTAAATACGCTTGAGATTAAAGGTTTAACCCCCGTTGATGCCACTCAAACACCATTAAAAACCGAAGTCAATCAGGCACTTTTCCATGGTTTAACACCTATTACGGTAGTGAATAATCGTGTGCAAATTATGCGTGCAATTACGACTTATACCAAGTCGCCCGCGAATGTAGATGATCCTGCGTGGTTAGATTTAACTACAATTCGTACACTTGACTATACGCGCAAAGCGATTGAGCAACGTATTGCCTTGCGTTTCCCACGTGCGAAGTTATCCAATCGCACACCACCAAAAGTGCGTTCGGAAATCCTTGATGTGTTGTATCGCTTAGAAGATTTAGAAATCTTGGAAAATATTGATGCTAACAAGAATAAATTGCTTGTGGTACGCAATGGACAAGATCCAAATCGTTTAGATACGGCAATCCCAGCGGATGTGGTAAATGGCTTACACGTTGTAGCTAACCGTATTGATTTAATTTTATAGGGGGCTTAAATGGCTGAAAAATATGCTGGTTCGGCAGTGTTAGAAGTAAATGGCGTTGAAATTGAAATTACCGATTTAAACGTTACAAAACAAACAGGCCGAAAATTAGTGAAAACCATGAACTCAGAAGGTCGTGCGCGTGGTTTTGCTAAAGGAATTGCGACTTGGGAACTCTCATTGACAGCCGCTCTGCCGATTGATGGTTCAGAGATTGATTGGGCGGAAATCAATGATGCGAAGATTACAGTGTATCCACTTAATCAAGACGATAAACGCACCTCTTATCTAGGCTGTTTTACTACGCAAGTTGGTGAAAAATATACCGTCGATAACGAAGCCGTGATTGATATTCAGATGACTGCTCTCAAAGAGGTTAAAGAATAATGCGTCTATTGTTAGGTATTCCTTACGGTGATAGTCTTCGTTTTGACTTTGACGTGCGATTACTTACCTTGGGTGGCGAATGTGCTGCCCTTGAGAAAGTCTCCGAGCTTGGTTTAGATGAGAAAGAAAAACTCACGAAAGCTGAGCAAATGCTTGTGGACTTGGCTTATTTATCCGAGCAGATTGATATTATCGGCATTGCGCAAGATAAGCTCACGCCCCAGTTTTTACTGGATAACCTTGCTACAGATGATTATGTGTTGATTACGCAAGCTATTGCTGATTTGCGAAAAAAGCACATCGACGCTGGGGAAAGCCAGAGCAAAGTCGAAGCCGAATAAAACAACAACATAGTGTGTTTGAAGCTGAGAAAAATTATCGAAGTGCGGTCATTTTATTAGCTAAATTCGGCTTTAGCGCTGCGGAGGTAAGAGCAATGAGCCATACAGAAGTGTCTGCTTGGATTGGTAGTTGGCAAAAATCTCAAGGTATTAAAACACAGGCTGAAGATGGCGATACGGTGCATTACAACCTTATGCGTCGTAAAAATAAAGGGGCGTAAGCCCCTTTTTTTGTAGATTTTAAAGAAGTTTAAAAAGGGTTTAAAAATGGCAGAGTTAAATTTAGCCATGACACTCAAGGCACGCGATCAGGCAAGCCGAGTATTCCGTCAGGCGCAATCCCAAATTACACAAAGCACACGAGCCATGGCAAGCGCCCGCGAAACATTAGGCGTGCGAAGTGAGCATAAGATCCAGCAAGAAATCAATCACACTATTGCGGCTTATAACCGTTTGAAACGTAGTGGTACTGCAACCAGCCGAGAGTTAGCTCGCGCGGCTGATGCGACACGGTCAAAAATCGCGGGTCTTAATGCCGAAATGGGGAAAACGTCTTGGGGACAACGCTTAGGTAATGTAGGCACTGCAATGGCAAGCGTTGGAGCTGGTATGGCCGCAGGAGCGATGGTAATGGCTCAACCCATGAAAAAACAAATGGATTATGACCGCCGATTGGCGATGGTTTCCAACACCGCCTTCTCCGACCGAGACGTGGCTGGGCGAATTGCCGGCAAGAAAGAATTACATGAAGCAGTAAAAAGTGCGGTAGAAAATGGTGGCGGGACGAAAGAGGATGCGTTAGCGGCACTGGATAAATTATTGGCGTCTGGTACGGTGAAAGCCGAAACTGCAATGAAATTATTGCCAACTTTGCAGAAAGGTGCTGTTGCCACTGGTGCGAGTACTGAAGATTTATCCGCAATCGCCATATCTGCTATGCAACAATTTGGTATTAGCGAAGATCAAATTGGCGCGGTATTAGATAAAGCTGTGGCGGCAGGACAAGCTGGTAATTTTGAATTGTCAGATATGGCTCGTTGGTTGCCACAACAAATGGCCGCTGCTAAATCTGCAGGGTTATCAGGTATGAATGGTTTTGAAGCATTATTAGTTGCAAACCAACAAGCACGTGTTACAGCAGGGACTAGCGATGAAGCGGGTAACAACCTTGTAAACTTACTGGCAAAAATTACCTCAAAAGAAACGGCTGATCGTTTTAGAAAGTTAGAAATTAAAGGCAAAGATGGTAAAACCCATGGTATTGATTTTATTAAATCCATGGAAAATGAGAAAAAACAAGGGAAAAACTCCATTGAGGCCTTTAGCTCTATTATGGATATGGTAGTTGGCGAAGATGACCGTTATAAATCGTTAAAGGAAAAACTCAAAACTGCGAAAAAAGAAGAACAGCAAACTCTTTTAAATCAGATGGCTGATTTGGTTGAAGGTACAGCGATTGGGCAAGTGATATCAGATCGTCAAGCCTTGATGGCGTTACTTGGTATCCGAAATAATGTGCAACTAGGGAAAGAAGTGAAGGCAGAAGTCGGTAACGCAGAAGGCGCTGTCGATAAATCACATGCCGTGATACAAGACACCAATAGTGCCAAATTGGAAAACGCCAAAAATAGCTTTGAATTTGCCCAAATGGAGGGGGTTAAGGGTTTTAATGATGCCCTTGGCGATGCAGCCGTCAAATTAACGGAATATGCAAAGGCTTATCCAGACCTCACAAATACCGTTGTACGAGCAGGCACTGTTATTACGGCTTTAAGTGCAGCGGCTGTTGCGGCAAGTGGTGCTTTGGCGTTGTTAGGCGGTAAGCGTGCTAGCTTCGGATTAGGAGGCGATATTGCAGATGCGGCAAGTGGTTTAGGTCGAAAAGGTAAAATCTCTAAAGGGATGAAAGGCGGAAAAGGCTTGTTATCACTGAGTAGTTTAGCATTTACTGGTTTAATGCTTGCGGCTGATCATCGCACAACTGCCGAGGCTATTGCCGAAGAAAAAGCCGAAGCCAAAACACCACAAGAAAAACAACTTGAAAACCAATTCTACGCGAAGGCTTACGGTGGCAATAAATCAACAACAAGCCATTATGCACCTCAAGGGTTTGCTTATAACAAAAATTCTGTATGGGGAATGGCAGGCCGTGCGGGTGAAGTGGCTGAAATCGCACGTAAAGATGAGGTCGCGAAGGAGCGTTTAGCACGTGGCACGCTTACACAAGCCGAATATGATGCAAGAACATCACAAAGTGCTGCAAAAATTGCCAACATGAATAATCGTGGACAAGGCTATTCTGGGTTATCCATTGCTGCCAACGATACCAACTCAACACTGAGTCAAACGCTCGGTAATTTATCGGGTTTAGCAAATTATCAAGCAGACTTTCAGCAGTTTGGTAAAACAATCAGCGACGGCTTGAAAACCGCGGTGGAAAGTCAGAATTTCACCATTAAAAATGAAATTAAAGTGGATTTAGATGGGCGGATTGTGGCTGAACAAACGTCTCAGTATCAATATCAAAATTTAAAACGGGGGTAATAGATGAAAGGTTGGACGGCGCCATTACAACGTGCTAGCTATCGTGGTGTGCGATTTGAAGTGATGTCGGTTGACGATGAGATCACTCGCGCTACAATCGAACACGCCTATCCTTTTGTGAACGGTGCGGATGTAGAAGATTTAGGATTAAATCCGTTGACCGTACGTTTGCAAGCCGTGTTTTATGGTGAAGGTTATTATACTAATTTCAAAAAATTCTTAAGTGTGCTGGGAAAACAAGGGGCGGATGTATTAGTCCACCCTATTCGCGGACGATTGCAAAATATGATTTGTACGTCGGCATTGTTCCATCATGAAGCGGACATGATTGACTATGTAGCCATTGATTTAACCTTTACCGAAAGCACCCCTGCAGAGCTGATTTTTGTGTTTGAAAGTGCATTTCTTGCTCGTCTTGATGCACTACTTACGCAACTTGAAGATTTTGTTGATGATGTGTTGGCATTGTATGGTGAGTTTATGGAGGTTGTGTCATTTGCTGCCAATATTAAGTCGCGTTTATTGGGCAGTTTCGGTGCATTATTTGGTTGTTTTGAGCAAGTTAGAAGTTTGTTTGATTTAGATAAGAATAAATATCCTATCTCTAATACTGTGTCCTCTACAGATTTTAAAGTGAAAAGCTTAAATTCGGCTCGTCATTTAGCGGCTATGTTGGAAACGGGACTCTCACAGATTATCAATCGACGAGATTTAATCACTCGTGCTAAGTTTGATGAAATGTTGCGTACCTTAAAACAAATTAAACAGATCCCCTCTGATTTGGTAACAGGTAAAAATATTAAATCAGCCAGCCAACAGGCTGTTATAAAATCGTTACCATCAGCATTATCAAATGCCGATATGCATGCGGTGTCATTGTTTATGCGGTTAGTTAGTGCGGGTGTGTTGCTTAAATCTGCGACAGAATTAATTGAAGATGACGCTTTGTTGCCGCAAGATGTGGACTACATTACCACAAAAGTGCGGTCGGAAATTTTAGAGAATTTGGCATTGCTACGCCAACAGATTGCAGAAGAACAACAGCCCGTAAAAAGTGCAGGTAAGCCTAATACTGGACTTTACACCACCGCACACCACACCATGGAACAACTTAAACAACACGCTCATCAGTTCACTCAACTTGCGATTAATGCGATTAACCGCAAACCACCTTTAACTATTCGAGTAGCCCCCATGAGCGGGACAGTACAACAAATCGCTCATGCTTTTTATGGTGATTATAAACGTGCGGATGAGTTATTGCGTTTAAATCCACAGATACGTTATCCAAATTATATTGAACAAGGTGAGGTGTTAAATAGCTATGTCAGATAATTATCCTTACGAAAATGATGTTGTCGTTGAGATTGACGGTAAGTCCCATAATAATTGGAAAAGTTATGACATAGACAGTGATTTTTTAATCCCTGCAGATGCTTTTGCTTTTGATATTGGTGTGCCGTCAGACAGTACTGTATTGCCGGACTACTCTGGGGCAGAAGTGAAAGTACGTATTAATGATACGTTAGTCATGACCGGTATTGTGGATACCGTGCAGCATGGTATCAGTAAAACAAATCGAACCTATCGACTAAATGGTAGAGATAAAGCCAGTGTACTTGTTGACTGCTCTGCACCCATTACGAACGTGAAGGGGTTAACGGTGTTAGATGCAGTAAAAAAGATTGTAGAACCGTTAGGGATTAAACAGGTGCAACTTAAAGCAGAAAACAATCCATTGTTAGATAAGGTCGATATTGATATTGGCGAAACTGCGTGGAATGCTGCCATGCGTTGTGCTAATTCTGCCGGTTTGCACTTGTGGTTTGAACCAAATGGCGTGCTGATTGTAGGCGGTGCGGATTACAGCACACCACCTGTTGCGACGCTATGCTGTATGAAAGACGGTAGTCAAAATAACTTTGAGCAGGCTGATTTAAGCTTTGATGTATCAAATCGGTTTAGTGAGATAACCTTTTTAGCTCAAAGTCACGGCAAACAAGGACAAGATAACAAAAACGATCTGAAATGGGTTTATAAAGATTCAGAGATGACTACCTATAAACCTAAAACCGTAGTGGTATCTGATGTTGATAACCTTGAATCGCTGCAAAAATGGGCAAAGAAATATATCGCCGACAGTATACTTGAAGGGTTTACATTAACGATTATTGTACCTGACCATAAAATGCAAGATGGCACATTGTGGCAACCAGGTCAGCGGGTGCATGTTATCTGTGAAGAATATGATATTTATGCAATATTCTTTTTAATGGGGCGGCGGTTTATGTTAAGTCGTCAAGGTGGTACGCAAACCGAGCTACGATTTAAGCAAGACGGCATCTGGACACCTGACGCTTATAGCGCAAAAGCAGAAAAAGCACGTAAACGTAAAGGTAAAAAAGGTAAGAAGAAAAAGAATAATGGTGAACTTTGGGCATCAAATGGACAAGGTGGTTGGACGAAATGAGACGATTAAGCCAAGCTATTCAACAAAAGGCGCAAGGTGCGGTGGGCGAAATTCGTCAAGCCTTTCGCGGTGTGCTGCATTTAGTGAAAAGTGCAGATAACATTCAGAAAGTGCAAGCATCTGGATTATCAGATGAAACACTTCAGGATGTAGAGATGATGCAGCAATTTGGGTTTACGTCGGTGCCGCCTGCAAATACTCAAGCAGTGATTATCCCTATTGGCGGGCAAACTAGCCATGGCATTGTCATTGCGACTGAGAACGGTTCTTTCCGCATAAAAAATCTGCAAGGTGGCGAAGTTGCTGTTTATGATGAAAGTGGCTCTAGTATTGTGTTAAAAAAGGGGCGGTTAATTGAGATTGATTGTGATGTGTTAAAGATTAAAGCTGCAACAAAAGTGGATATATCAAGTCCACTGGTTGAAACAGATCAGGTCTTTACTGCTCAAGGTCAAATTAACGGAAATGGCGGTATGGCGGTGAAAGGCGGCAGTGGTGCGAGTTTTACCGGCAACGTGAAACAACAAGACGGAGGTTTTACTACAGACGGAGATGTGAAAGCCGGTGCTATATCATTGCGTAATCACAAGCATCCTGGTGATAGCGGTGGTGAAACAGGTCAACCTAAATAAAAATGCTAAAAGGAGGTGCTGAAGTCAGTCACCTCTTTTCTTTTCTCTAAATCTCTTATCCTGTCACTATGGACAGAGAGATCAGCCCGCTTACCGGGGACTATACAAGTAAACAAATCAGTACGCTTGCCAATGCAGCGTATATCAGATTGACCACACCATTAGGCTCTTGGTGGGTAGATGGGCGTGTAGGCTCTCTGCTCCATCTTATTCCGCGCGAAAAAGATTTGTCGCGCATAGGTTTAATTGCACAACAATATGCCGAAGAAGCCTTGCAACCCTTGATTGATGATGGACGTGCGGACGAAATTATTGTCAATCATACCCAGCCACATAACGGTGTATTGATTTTAGATATATCCATCCGAGATAACCGGGGCGAAACCTATCATTTTAAACACCCGGTAAAAGTCATTTAAAAAGGGTTTAAACCATGTTTATTGTGCCGAGTTTAGAAGATATTCGCCAAGCGATTTTGCGCGATGTGCAATCGTTAGAACCGCTAGCTGATGTGAGTGTGGATAGCGATTATTATGCCCGTGCGAGCAGTTTAGCTGCCGTTGCTGAAGGTATTTATGCCCATCAAAAATGGATAATCAAGCAATTTTTTCCCGATACCGCTGACACAGATTTTTTAGAAAAACATGCCGCTTTGCGTGGTATTCGTCGTCGCAATGCAACGTCTGCAAGTGGTACTGGTGCAACTGTCACAGGTCAAGTTGGTGCAGAGATCAAAGCGGGTTTACAAATTAAAACCGACGATAACCGATTTTATGAGACAACCGCGAATGCAGTTATCTCAAGTAATGGTGAGACTACCGTGCCAGTACGCGCATTAGCCACGGGGGCAAGTTATAACATTACTACTGCAACAAAAGGCAGTTTTATGGCGGCTCCTGTTGGCGTGCAAAGTGATGTTGTATTAAACAATATTATTGGTGCGACAGATGCTGAAAGTGATGCATCGTTACTTGAACGATTGCTTGAGATTATTCGCCGACCACCTGCTGGAGGCAATCGTTATGACTATCGTACATGGGCGTTATCGGTGGATGGTGTGGATGCAGCTTATGTTTACCCGTTACGTCGTGGGCTTGGTACGGTAGATATTGCGATCACATCAAATAACGATGTACCAAGCGATGAAACAATACGTCGCTGCCAAGAATATATTGATGATGTGCGCCCAGTAACCGCGCGAGAAAGCAAAGTGGTGAAACCCGATGTAACGAAAGTCAATTTTAATATTCAGGTGAAAATCAGTGGCGTAACCTTACCCGAAATTAAGGCAGCGATTTCCGCCGCACTTGCGGATTATTTTAATACGTTAATCCCCGGTGATGATTTGATTGTGTCGCAATGTGAAGCGGTGGTTAATAACTTGGTAGGTGTGGTTGACCGTAAGTTTACGGCACCTATCACTAATCTAAAAGCAGATGTGCGTACAAAAATTGAGTGGTTTAGGTTAGGTCAAATCACCGTTACGGAGATGGCATGATGCAAACTGACCACAAAAAGGTATTGGCAAAACTTTATCCGCCTATTTCGTACGATGTTAATGGCGAACGTTTTTTAGCGCAATGTGAGGTGGATGGCAATGCGTTTGACCGATTACAAAAAAGTGCGGTGGATTTATTGCAAATTATTGAACCAGCCACCTCCAATACGATGTTGTCCGATTGGGAACGTTTATGCGGCATAAAAACAGATTATACCAATAACTATCAAGCACGAGTAAAACGTGTCATTGCCAAGTTAAATGCGATTGGGGGCTTATCCATTCCCTATTTTAAACGTATTGCCGAAAGTATTGGATATCGCATCGAAATTAAAGAGTTTTCTCCCCTTGCGAATGATTTGCCAACGACGGGAGATTTAGCTCAATTTCGCAATGAAGCTCGCGACAACTTGATTTTTATGTGGCGAGTATCGGTGCTTAATGGGGATGACAATATCGTGTATTTCCGCGCAGGTAGTTCATTTGCCGGTGATCACTTGGTTGAGTTTGGCGACCCCATTATTGAGGAGTTCTTCCGCGATTTAAAACCCGCCCATACCTACTGCTATTTTGCGTATCAATAGAGAGACAAAAATGAAAACGTTACTACCCGAAATTAATTCCGCAGACAAGCGCTTTCATAACGGTGACCCCGCCACAGGGGAACAAGGCACACGCGTGACAGACACATGGCTAAACGACGTGCAAGACCGAGTGCGAGATGTGCAAGCCGAAGCGCATTATGTGTTGCTAAAAGCAGGTTTTAGACCTGTAGAAAATAAGCAAACTCAGCTTTATGAAGCTATTGTTAAGATTATTGATGACAACCGTAAATTTGCTAGCACAACGCAAAAAGGCGAAGTGCGGTTGACGAGTGATACGGGGTTAGATAGCGAAGAGTTGGGTTTAACCGCCCGCGCAGGTAAAAAACTCGCGCAAATGATTGCGGTTGTGCAACTTGCTTTAAACAACTATATCCCGCTTAACAAACGCTCATCATCAGTTAATAGTAATGATGAAAATAATGTAGCGACATCAAAAGCGGTTAAAACTGCATATGACAAAGGTGTGGAAGCCAAAACTGCCGCAGATAATGCTCAACGCACAGCAAATGATGGCGTATCAAAAGCTAATGCAGCAAACCAAAATGCTGAAGGTCGTGTATCTAAATTAGGTGATAGTTTAACAGGCATTCTGCACACAGTCGGCATTGCGTCCACTCATTTTGGACTAGGCGCTTATTCGTCTCAATACACTAGCGGTGCGCCTTTTCTAGTTGAATCTACAGGCTCAAAAGACAGAGATAATTACCATCCCTTTGTCAAAGGTTTAGTTCGATCAAAAGGACGTTATGGCGCTGGATTTTCGTTTGGGTACACAACAAAACAGGGCGCAGGTGATGGATTTGGCAGAGGAATTATTAACCTAGTCGAAGATAACGGTACAATTAAAAATTGGGGATTCGAACATAATGGCGACTTTAATTCCGCTGGGGATGTTCGATCTTCAGGTGGTAAATCTTTAAACAATGCCGCGCAATTATCGGATTTCGTATATCAAAAAATCGGCAATTTTGAAGTTCGGAAATATCCAGATGGAACTATGCTTCAAACATATATACATCATCCAAATAATGGAAAAATTGGTGTTCAATTTTCTAAACAAACATTTAATTGGGCTGTTGCCTTTGTTGAAAAGCCAAAGGTATTTATACAACACGTTAATAAAGAACCTAGCGAAAACAGCGGTGTGGACATTACCTATACAATCCAAGATAACGAAACAACCAATTCTAAAGTAACATTTTGGGTATGGGAATGGTACTTCAATAACCTTTTAACAGATTTTAATGTACTCGCTATCGGGCGATGGAAATAAAATAGGAGAAACACCGTGACAATGTTTTATTTAAATGGTTTTTATGACAACACCGATGGCGGCTTTGTGCCACAAGGAGCAGTGGAAATTAGCCAAGATCAATATATTGAGCTAGTTAATGGACAATCTCAAGGCAAGCAAATCATCGCAGACAAAACAGGCAACCCTGTATTAATTGACCCACAACCCAGTGCGGCCCACGTACTAAATCTTGATACGCAGACATGGGAAATTTCTGTCGAAAAACAAACCGCACTTTTAGCTGAAACTCAAACTCGCCTTATCGCCAACATTGACGAGCATGCGGCAAAAATCTACAGCACTTGGACACGTTTTGAGAGTGAGTATCGTGAGCGTCAAGTCGCAGCTGAAGCATTTAAAGCGGCAAATTATGAGGGCGAATGTAGTAGATATATCTCAGACTTTGCACAACGCGCAAGACTGGATAACAAGACCGCCACAAACCTGATTTTGACGCAGGCGGCAGGACTCGAAAAACTGCTGGTTGAATTAGCTAATCAACGTATGCGCAAGTATGAGCTCGAAGCACCAGGTTTAACGCTTGAGCAAATGCAGGCAACTTATGATGACATCATCAAGCAAATGGATCATTTAATGGAGGCTTATAACAATGGCTGATAAGGTTTATTTAGCCCTTTACAAGGGGAAAAAAACAGGCATAAATCCCACCGCACTTTTGGCGCGTTTTTCAGATTGGCTCACCCGTAAACTGACAAAAGGGCCTTACTCTCACTGCGAGATTGCTGTTGAGCGTATTGAGTACACATCAGGCCATCACTACGAACATGAGCTTCATTATGACTGTTATTCATCATCTATTCGTGATGGCGGCGTACGTTGTAAAGAGATTGATCTCACCGAAAGAGATAAGTGGGATTTGGTGTTGCTTGATGGCGTTAGCGAGGCAGAGGTTGAGTTTTATTTTAACTCTACAAAAGGGAGTAAATACGATTGGTGGGGAGCTATCGGTATTATACTAGGTATTAAACAAAAACGCAGTAAATATTTTTGTTCTGAGTGGTGTTTTAACGCAGTCACCGGTAAAACTCAAGGTTGGCGATTCAGCCCAAATCAACTGGCAGCTATTTTTAAAAAAGGATAAATTTATGAAAATTGGTAACAAAATAAAATTACGTAACGGCAATGCTGGCACTATCGTCTATGAGAGCCCATTTGGTAAATTATTAATCGTTGAGCATAACGGTGATGAGTTACCACCTAGCCACTGGCATAATGCGGATGGTACGTTTTATGCAGATTGTACAAGTGATTTAGATGTAGTTCACGAATAAAGACGGCGACACTATCTGTGCGGTAACACGGATAATGCCAGCTAAGCAGAATAAGCCTGCATATAGCTATATGCCGCCTACCTCGCGAGGCAGGCGGTATTTTAACAAAACCGCTAAAAATGGGAAAGTATATGCAGAATTTAAAAGAGATCCGTTGCCAGTGTTGCAACAAATTATTGGCAAAAGTCGGCACAGTGAAACATTTAGAAATCAAATGTAGTCGCTGTAAAACCATTAACCATATTAATTAACTTGATTTGAGTGTCGGAGTGTCAAGAACACCGGAACGCCATAGATAAGGAGGAAAAAAACTATGGCAAATCAAGCTAAAAGAAACTTTAAGCAAGCCCCATTACCGTTTGTCGGTCAAAAGCGCAACTTTTTAAATCACTTTAAAGCGATTTTAAACGAGCAGATTACGGGCGATGGCGAGGGCTGGACGATTGTTGATACGTTCGGTGGTTCAGGCTTGCTTAGTCATACTGCAAAACAACTCAAACCTCGCGCTCGCGTGATTTACAACGACTTTGACGGTTACGCTGAGCGCATTAAGCATATCGATGACATTAATCGCTTGCGGGCGCAAATTGCGGCGTTGTTAGTGGATATCCCACGTCAAAAGCGCATCACCGATAAAGCGCTCAAGGCGCAGATTATTGACACCATCAAAGCGTTTGACGGCTATGTTGACCTTGCTACGCTAACTAGCTGGCTGTTGTTTTCTGGGCAACAAGTCGGCGCGTTTGAGGAGTTGTGCAAAAAGGATTTCTGGCATTGCGTCCGCGCGTCAGATTACCCGTCCGCCGATGGTTATTTGGACGGCGTTGAGGTGGTGTCCGAGTCGTTTCACACGTTGCTCCCACGCTTTAGTGCCGACCCACAGGCGGTATTTGTACTTGATCCGCCCTATCTTTGCACTAAACAAGAGAGCTACAAGCAAGCGCACTACTTTGATTTAATCGACTTCTTACGATTAGTCAACATCACACGTCCGCCGTATATCTTTTTTAGCTCGACTAAATCGGAGTTCGTGCGGTTTATTGAGTACATGCAGGAAGATAAGATTGATAATTGGCAAGCCTTTGATAATGCGCAACGAATTGTAGTCAATGCCTCAGCAAGCTATTCAGGTAAGTATGAGGATAATATGGTTTACAAGTTCTAAACTGTAAAATTTAAACGCCCTTTAATGATGATTTAAAGGGCGTTTTTGTTTGGTTTAAATTTGAGGTTTATTTTGCATAAACAATTAAACTATTATGTAAAATAAATTCCGATTTTATGCAAAAAGATTCGCGAACTTATAGATAATGCCTTAATGAGAACTTTGATCATTCTTTCAATAACTCAAATAAGGAAGGAAAAACTCGAGTCTGCGCTCTCTAAGATTGGACGGATTCGTGATTTACCGAATTTATCTATTAAATATGAACGAGCACTAAAGAAAGTCGGTATTGATAATGTGGATATCTTACGACAAATAGGTGCTGAAAATGCAATTGTTCGTTTGAAGAAAGCGGATATTGGAGCAACAGAAGCTTTTTATTGGCGGCTTCGCGGTGCTTTAGAAAATCGCAATTGTGAGTTTTATACGGAAAAAGAGAAGGAAAGAGGACTTTGTAAACTTAATGAAATACTCTCTGCTAATGGCTTTAGGCGCTGTAAACGGGCCTTAAAAAAGGTTGAATAA